CGCGCGACGATAAAAAAACTTAGCGCTATCTTGAGCAAAAGTTGCTCGTGGGGTTTCAAATAATATGCTTCCATTTGCGAAGTTAGGCGCACTTCCACTACTGGCATAATTTGGTATGTTCAACACATTTGCTGAATAAGTAGCTGCCCCACTCGTTCCAGTCGTTGTTAATGTAAATGAATGTGCTGTTGAATCCGATAATCCTGAAATAGCTTTAGCGTATAATGTTTGCCAACTTGGTAAAGTACTCGCACCTTGAGAAGTTAACAATTGCCCTGTTGTTCCAGTAGTTGAAAGACTTTGTAATTGGCCCGTTGCAATCGTACCCCCAAATATTACACCATAGGCATTAAAAACAGCCTTGCCAGTACCCCCATAAGATACTGGTAAAACACCTGTACTTATATCTGCTACGCTTATAACGGTAGGGTTTGGGTAAGTGCCGCCTAAGTCTCCTCCTGCGGGGCCTGTGGGTGCCAACGTAGTAGGTATATTTGTAAGCAATGCCACTGTTCCACTGCTATCAGGGAAATGATGAATTATATTTCCAGTTATTTTATGAAAATCGAATATTTCTGCACCAACTGTCTGTGGTAATTCAATGTCCCATACGCCCAATGTGGACACGGATTCATGTGATTCAAATAAATATCCGTTATTCTGAAATGCGAATAAACCCTGATGGGATGAAGGCGGGGTGGCAACACTTGTTAGGCTGTCCATATAAAATGCTGCCTTGGCATTATTAGTAAGAGTAAAATAATTTGAATCCCTTATACCAAAACTGTTCTGCTGCATTATGCTATTGCCCAATGTGGATGAACCACTCCATAGGGGTATATAATTGGTAGTACCTGTCCCACTTATATAAGAGCCGGAACCCGCCCCTTGTATTTGAAAATTAGTACCGTCGTAAAATAGATTATAAATACCACCTGCGATAATATCACCACTTGCCAGCGCCGTAGACACATTTTTTTTAATCGGTATAGCACTAAGTCCATTTATATTGAATGTCGCTGCGCCGGTATTCCCATTTACGAAAAGCACCCTGAAACACATTCCTGAGTCAAAGCCCAATACAAAAGGAAAAGTTTGCTTTGCGATATATGTGTTCGTACCGGTAGCTATAACAAATTTCTCCACCTGCTCTCTCCAGGTTAGATGATTCCAGTCGGTTTGACCATCACCCACTTTATACATTCCTGAAGTGGTGGATTGCCCCTGTTCATAAATATTAAGGGTAGGGTTATTAGTATAAAACCAGGCAGAAGATTGTTGCATCCCGGCCTGGCCATATGTTAAGTTATAACTTAACATCATACCTAATATTAGGTATATGTATATTTTTTTAATCATTATTCTTCTCTCGCTATTTTAGCCTGTGTGGTGCTATAAAAAAGCAATTTGAAAGAACCTAATGATCCTGAAGAAACTGTTAATGTATTGCCCCCGGTGATAACCGATAAAGCTGCAATATTAGAACCCAGCGAAATAGTCACTGTATTGCTTCCTGCCGTATTATCCACTACGAATGTGAAAGTAGTGCCCTGTCCGGCATTACTCAGCGCAGTGGCTATCTGAGAAGCTGTGGGAGTTGTTATGGTTGTGGCAGCTCCGCTGGTGGAAGTTATCCATCCCCTTAAAATATTAGTGGCTGATATTGTACCGGTAGAATCAAAAGGAACCGGCACTGTTTTTTTTACCGATTGAATATAAGTTCTTAAATCCTTACATTTAATAACCTTGCTGATGTTAGAGTCATTTTTATTTATAAGCACATAATCTGTATCGTCAACAGCTTTGGCTAATGGTAAGTTAGGAATCTGTACCTGGGCAGAACAAAATGAAACGATAAACAGTGTTGAAAGGATAAGAAGCTTTTTCATGATTGAAAGTTTTTAAGATTAAATGTCCCAATAGAATAAATGAAAGGGGCAAACTTTCAACACTGCAAATGTAGGAAATTTATTTTAAAAACTACTGACATGAAATAGATTTGATGATAGACTGTATTCCGACAGCCATTTCCATTTCCACTTTTGAAGTACGGTTGTGATATCGAAGGCCGGCATCGAATGTTTTTTCATCCAGGTATTCCGGTTTATAACCCGATTTTTTTACCACTTGGCGCTGGATAAGATTATAATCGGAATTATTGTGGTTGTAATCGCTCACCGATTTTGTATTCGCCATCATGTAATAAGTAGCGATGGTATTATGTGCCCACATAGGAAGATAGTTGCTGAACCATTTATAAAGCTTTGTAGCTTTATCCCTGGCCGCTGTAGTAGTACCAAACGGAACGGTATTATTGATACCCCACTGATATGTTTCTTCATCATATTCAAAACTTTTATTTCCGAAGAATCCCTTCACCCTGATACTGTCATAAATGGTTATTCCGCAAATGTCAAACAAGCTTCCATCATTTTCTTCATCACCCATGGTTCCATCTGTATTCCAGCATTCGAATTTAGTTGTACCATGGGCCTGGTCACAGTTCCATGCCCTGAGTAAAAAAGGAATAGACTGGCCATAACATACACATGTGACAGTTCCGGCAGCTCCGGCAGCCATGGTTCCTAATAACTGAGGAGGCGATTGATTTAATGTTACATATACTTTCGTTCCATTTGCCAAAGCTCCCGTGGTACCGGTTATGCAAAGCTGTAAACCTACTACGGAAGCTACAAATGGAAATCCGCTGCCATTTATTAATGCTGCCATATATGCCAGCTGTTGTGCCTCGGTACCGGTTACTGTGAAATTAATGAGATATTTTCCTATTTGTAATGTGCCTGAAATAGTAACTGCACCGCCACCCAATGAATTGATACCGAAAGGAACAATTACAAAAGCTTGTTTTGCCGTGGTGGTACAAACATTTACCGATATGCGATATATACCGGGCCCGAATGCACCTAATACACTTCCCCAATTTACGATGAATTGTGAATAACTGCTTCCGTTCGAAGTAAACACCTTTGGATTATAAGCGCCATAAGTATTGTCAATTATGTTAGCAACCGTATTCCAGGATAAAGGTCCCACAGGGGCAAACCATCCATTAGTCTCTCTCTCGATTATAAACTGAACTGTACCTATATTGTTATTAACCACAAATCCATTAAAGTCATTTTGGTAAGTGGATGTGGTAACACCGGGAACGCCAAAAACAGGCATCAATATACACGATTCGCTTTGTGTATCTCTGCAGTCCTGATATCCACATGGCAACAAAGGAACTAAACCAAGGATCTGCTGAAGATATGGTGAAATAATAGGGGAAACACCCGGGCCGGAATTAGGAAGAGGAGTACCATTGGTAGATAAAGGCCCGAAAGAAGAACCCATATATTTTGCCAATACGCCACCGGCTAAGTTTATAATGACTGTCGCGTTTCCCATTATGAAGGTATTATTTGTTGTCCATCCGCTGTTAATGCATCCTGTCCATCCGCTGTCTGTAATACTTTAAGCACTTTGAATCCGAGCCTTGGTACCATGATTATTTGTTGAGCCTTTTGCCCCCATTGAGTGATACTGTCATCGAATATGGTTTCCATGCATATCTCTCCTGTCTGCGCATAATAAGAAAGTATGATATTGCCTTTCGTCGATTGATAAGTTAATATACCGGGAGCTGCTGTAATTGCTTTTCCTTGTGCATTCAGTATTTGTTTGCCATCAGCTGTCATAAGAATATCACCGAGCAATGCCAAAGGCGCTGAAAAAGGTGAATTAGATTCCGAACCGTATTCAGTAGATGCAAATCTCCTGGACTGAGGTGTGCCTGAAAACAAATCGGCAAACATGCTTCCCCAATACCCTGTGAATGGTATCGGTAGAGCTACACCATTTGCAAGATATTTAACCCTTATACGGGTCTGGCCACCGGCAATGATATTCTTCTTCAGGATGCCATTCATGTCATAGTAAGTAATCAATGGCGCGAATGCAGGGCCGACATCAGGAACCTGTCCACCCGGATATACTGTCATGGTGGTTTGTGCCTGGAATGGAGTTATAGTGCCATCATACCCTAATACATTGGCAGAGAACCGTAAAACAAAACTCCATCCTTTTGTGGAAAGGTTTGACCAGGCATTATTAACATTTTGTATATCGTTGTTAATATCATTATTGCAAGTAGTCCCACCGATAGCTGTCGTTAATATAGAATTCCAATAGTCATACCTCAGCACCATACCATACTGCATTAAAAATCCAAGTTTAGTTCCCTGGTTGAATGCCGGCCGGACATCAGGAGCAAAAGAAGCACTGTTGTAAGGATCATTTGGATAAGTGGTATATCCTTTTGTTTGAACGATATTTATATTCTGCCTGTTTCCGCTCCGGCACGCGCTACCGGTATTCACTGACCATGATTCCACTATAAAATCATTCTTCCCTGCTTTTATTGCCACTACTGCGATGGTGGCATTTTCAAGGATAGGCTGCGCGCCATTCACGACAGCTGTTTCTACCCAAAACGGAACCTGAACGTATATAGGGTCTCCTTCCGCTCCTGCTATGCTGTTTCTCGGATTCTCTCCACGATTAGGATAATGAAATACCCATAAGTGATTCCATATACCCAACAGGGCAGGATTGCCTGTGTCATAATTGGCATTCCTGAAATCAGATAACATGGCCACCCTATTGTTCATCAGTCAGTAATTGTTTCTGTACAAATAGTTAATAAATAATTTCTGTCATTAACGGACTTTCCCTGCAATATGGAAAGTAAAAGAGCTGCATATTTAACATTGAATGTCACGGTGACATTATAAGCATCCACAAAAGTGGCCAGTATATTGGATAATAGCTGATAAGGTGTGCCGAATGTGATTCCATTAACGGCTGCAGCCCCTACGGTTGTCACTTGGGTATCTCCCATAAAATTCTGACCCAAGGTGGTGGCAGTATTTTCATAACTACTGGCATCAAGCGGACAATAAATATGACTTACAGTCAATGTGGTACCCGGAACATCACCAGCCACATTTACAAATAGGCCTGAGGCACTTTTTATTTTAATGGTAACATTCACACTTTTTCCGATATCCAATGCCGTTAACGGATTTCCTGTCACCGCATCGACATATGAAACTGAAGCTGTGGAAAATTCAGGAACTGTCCTGGAATCATTTTGGTCGAACCATGCCACATTTCCAGGAGCAGGAATATTCTGTCCTGTGTTTTGATATGCTATGCCAGCTGCATACTTCGCATTGACCTGGCATATGTACTGCCATCCGTTATTCAAAGGAGAACCATTGATCTGTCCATCCTGGAAATCCGGTGGCGGGGAATCGGTTTGAAAATAAGAAAGCAATGGCGCCAGGAAATAAGGTGCCAAATAAAAATTGTGATATATGGTGAATGACTGTATGTAACTGCCAGCGATATGGGCCGGAGTGTCCTGCCCTAAATTGCCTGTCCATCCTGTTCCTACTATTGTAGAAGTGGTTTGTGACGGAGCCGTAACACCATCTGTCACCCAGGCAAAAGATTTAGTTCCCACTTGAAGATTAACAGGGGCACCCACTGTCGGGTCTATACCGGTTACCGTATATTTCTGTAATGTATTGATATCGGTTTTGGAAAGAAAAGAAATAGCTTCCTGGTTGTTGATAAGATTATAATAATAATCCAGTGCTGTTACTTTCGTGTTCATATAAATATAACCTACGGGCAGCGTTTCCGTAGTTAATGTAGTAGAAACAGTAATGGTTTTATCTGTTAATCCCGTAATCACCAAATTTCCATTATTGCTTGCTGAAGCCGGAATGATAATGGTTTCACCTATCACAAAACCATAAGTGTTTATAAAACTGTCTGTATCGAGGTTGTTTAAATTCTTTATGGTATTTCCGTTGAAATATAATTTCTTTGGAGTGGATGTATATTTTTGAATGGAAATATTATTCACCGCCCTGTAATAGTTGGTGACACAGCCATTCAAGTAGTTAACCGCAGCATCGGAGAACTTCTTGGGATTGAAAGCCAGTGATATTTTAACGGTCTGTACCATTGAACTGATTTAATATTTTATCTGTCATTTCTTTTGCTTGTTCTAAATCCTGGAATCCCAACATCAATACTCCTCTTTGTAAAAGGCTTATTTCTGCCTGCTTTCCGTCTATTGTTATTTTTTTTGAATAAACAACCTTCAAAGAATCCAAAGCCTCTTGCTTTTTTTTATTCAATGCATCGAGCTGCAGTTTTATCTGAGGATTATTTTTTTCAACCTGTTCGTAAATCTTTTTAATTTCATCTTCAATTTCCATCGACACTTAATATTTCATAAAGATTATTTGTATATTGTGCATTCACCCTGTAGTCAACATTCTGCGCTTCATCACGGAATATCTTCCATAGAAGTTTGTCAAATTTACCGAATTTTCCGTCTGCCGTTATAAACACATTGTTTCCCAATATAGTTAAAAAGTCTTTTGATGTCATCGGGAATCGTTTTCCTTTGTATATCAGCCATTGATTTCCTCGAGTGGCCAGGTTGAGTCCATGAAATTGCTGCATCAATGCATAAGCACTCATCCATCCTTCTCCTGGATATTTTGTTCCGGTCCCTGCATTGGGATTGACCCATACTCCGTTATTATTTGCACCGTTATTCGGGTCTATCTGCCAGTCGGCGTTTTGATACACACCTTCCAGGTTCTTTGCTCCACTACCACCTACGGGAGTGCCTAAAAACATTTTCATTTCGTTCCATTGGTCACCGGACACTTCCAGGCATCCTATCAGGCCATAAAGTATATTAGTGGGAAGGTATGCCAGCGAAGCGATGGGAGAAGCGCCAAATAAGCTTAAAACGGCATTTATACCACTTATGAGTGCATTCACTCCGGATATATAAAGGTTTACCGGTGCCACTACCACATTTATAATATCATTAATGATCAGCTCAATAGTATTTAAGTACTCTTTTCTCTTTGCCAATGCAAAAGGAAATGTTTTATTATCAGAACCCGGAGCGATAATATTTAATTGGTTTTTTACGATTTTTGGCTGAAGGGTGACGGAGCAGCTGGTACCGGTATATACTATGCTGGTTCTTTCATCCATAGAATCCAGCATCCATGCCCTACGAGTATACCATGCCAGCTCGCTCCAATTAGTTGTATCAGGTTTGGGAAGTGAAAAGTTATAACCAGGCTTATCAACATTCTTCAGGTTATAGGAAGCTTTGTTGTTATAGTGATGAATTTCTTCTATGCTGAAATTATTCCCAAAAAGATATCCCTTTGCATTGAACACTTCACAGGTTTGTTGCACAAGCTTTTTAGCATCATAATCATAATATCCATAAGTGTTAGGAATATTTATTTCTGTTCCTCGTGTTATAGGTCCTCCGGTCAACATTGCTTTGGTAAGTGTCGATGTTTCCTTCAGCGATTTACGGGGCATCAGGCTAAGATTATAATATGGCTGGCCAGGCGTATTGAAAATGGAGGATGAAAAAGTATATGCCGGCCCGGCACCAAGGTTATTTATATAATCGATAGCGGCATTCACTTCATCACGTACCGTCATGGCATACTTATATCGCTTAACCAGGCCAAACTGATTAAGAAGCATTTCTATATTTCCGATGATGGCAATGATCAGGATGGCATCATAAACTATTTGAATAACCAGCGCAGCTATAAATCCTACTTCTGAAGCCGTGAATAAACCTGCTTCAGCTGTATCAGTCGCTGAACCTGCCGATATATTTGTTATATCAGTAGTGGTATCATTAATAGCTTTTATTAATGCAGTCAGCATAGCATATTCCTGAAGTATCAGGTTAATAGCTTGAACCCAATCTGTTGGAACAGTAACTACATAAGGAACCATTTTATATGTATACTTAGCACCGGATCCTGGTAAACCTATAATTGCGGGATAAGCAGGCAGGCTTCCTTTTGCCGGAAGAGGTGTTTGCTGTAATAATAAATAAGTTATGGATTCCAAAGTATCACTTAACCAGTCGATGGAGCCTACCAGCTTAATAGGCGCTTTGAATATTTCAGGCTCTCTCGATATCGATATATCAGCCAGGTTGATGACACAATTATATTTTATTGGTGGATTGCCGGTAGTGACTTCCAATGGAACACCTTCTCCCACTCCATCGCCCCCTGTCATACCTGCATCGAAATAAGCATTTAATTTTTTAGCAGTATCGCCTCTCCATTCGAACAGGACTGCTTTTAATGTAGCTGAAGGGAACTGACTGGTGAATATAGATTCCCATGCAATCTCTTCAGCATTAAAAGGTAAAGCTGCATCTTGCAGCCCCGTTCCATAATCTATGCGAATCCTTGGTATCATCAGTCTCTTGTTACTTTAACCCACTGAGGGCTTTCTATTATCTTTCTTTCATTTAATCCGTTCTTACTTCTTTCTATAACAGTTTTATTACCCACCTGATAAGCTAGCTCTTTGGGCTGTTCGTTCATCACCTTCCGGAATCCCGATATTATTTCCTTCACCGTCATTTCTGTCAATGCCACATCGCTGTTTCCATTAGATGAAATATATTTCGGCATATAATTGGACTTGAACCAATCTTCCAGGGTGCCGTTATTAACTGCCGATGCCAGGCCAGGATTCTGTGCTGTTCCGGCTGCCGTGATTATAGATTCTCCTTTAGACGCCCAAATAGGAATGCTGTCGCTTGTACCTGTTCCCGGGCCCTGGAGGTTTTCCACACCGGTGGCGAACCCGGCAGCGGCCGCAAACCCCGCAGCTATACCTTTTGCAAGAAAAGTTGTTTCCAATGCTTTGGTGATAGCCTGCTCATTGCTCATACCGGCACTCAGGTTTGAATTCACAGCCTTTTCAAAAGTGCTGGCAAGGTCCAGCGCTTCCTGTGCCCGGTGTTCTTTCTGTTGTACCTGTTTTTGAGTCTCTGCATTTTTGGCTTCAGCTGCTTCCACCGCATCCAGTGAATTCCTTTTTCCGGCAGCTGCCAGGGTTGCCTGCACCTGGGCATTAGATGCCAGCATTTCTTCATCGGTTTTCAACCCTGCTTCCTGGATAGCTGATTTTTCGGTTACCGTTTGTTTAGCTGCTTCTATGATGGCATTTTCCATTTTCTCTTCTTCAGCGATACGTTTTTCCGCAGTCTTTGTATCTATCGCTTCAATTTCAAGAGCTGCCTTTCTTTTTATTTGAACCTTGCGTGCCTCTTTATTAGCTGCATTCATCAACTCATCCACATCTATTTTAGCCAGGTCTATTTCCAGCTGCCTGGCTATCAACAATTTTTCATCAGCTGCTTTTTTAACAGGGTCCTTATCTCCTTTGATGTCATTTTCGGTTGACATTTTACCTGTCTCTAATGCAGAAAAAGCATTCGATTCTATACTTTTATTGTCCTTTTTATTAGCTTCCTCAAATGCTTTTTTATTCTCTTCCAGCCATTTGTTATAGCGTTTAGATAACTCAGACAGATACTTTTCATATTCTTTAATGTCCTTCTCTCTCTGCTTTTCCTGCTCTTCCTCATACTTCTTACGGGCCAGCGATTCTTTCAGGTTATATATTTCATTTATCTCTGACTTTTTAAAGTCAGCATTTTCTTCGTTTTCCACTTCCAGCAAAGCATACTTCCTTTCGGTTTCCAATTTGGCCAAGTCCTTTTGTAAATCATTTTTAACAAATTCATCCTTCAGCAGTTCTATTTCTTTCTGATACTGGTCGACCTGCTTTAATGCTTTCTTATCAGCTTCAGCTTGTATGGCTGCACGGGAATCATTACCGGCAGACATGATATCATCCAGCCTTTCCTGTGTTTGCTGTTCCATCTGTTTCCTCCTGGCATCGTACTCATCTATATCCTTTTGATTATATACCAATCCGGTATTGCCCTGTATTTTTTCTTCAGGTCGTTCACCGAGTTTGGCAAGTTCAGCCACATATGCCTTGGTGGTTTCAAGGGTTTTCTTTTGCTGTTCTATGGTTACATTATCCTGTTCAGCTTGTTCCTTAGTGATCTTACCGGAAGCGATATCCAATTTCTGTTGGGCTGTGAATGCTTCTTCCCGTAGTTTTATTAAATCTTTTTCTCCTTCAGCTATTAGTTTGTTGAATTCCTTGACATCCTTACCCGCTTTGATATATTCATAAACATTATAAACTAACAGTGCCAGCGCACCGGCAGCAATACCTATAGCGCCACCCATTGCAGCCGCTCCCATGCTGGCTTCCCCCTCTGAAGCTGCCAAAGCTTCATTGGCAGTTGTCTGTTCCACCGTGGCAGTCGTTCCAGCTTCAGTAGCCACTGTCGATTCCGTAACGGCTACAGTATGCGCTTCTTCTCCTTCCGTAGCCATTTCATTCAGGTGAATAGCTCCATGAATAGCTGATGCATATTCCCTTAATCCTTCCAGGTGAACTCCAAAAGCGGCCGCTATACCCCTTATGACATGTGTTAACGGCATAAGCGTTTTTCCATATTTACCTAACCCCAAAGCATAATTTCCAATCTGATTCTGATAGTTGCCGATGGCATGCTGGGTTTCGTTCAGCTTATCTTTTAAGGTGTTTATGGTAGGAACAAGCTTTGCCCGGATAGCTGCATCGCCTTTATTGTATTCCTCATTCAATAGCTTCAGCTGCACCCTCATAGCCGTTACGCTATCGGTGGCAGCATCCTGAACCGCCATTGTATCTTTTACCTGTTGACGGTATTTCGCTATTTCAGCATTCGCCTGGACCTGCGCTTCTATCTGCCGTCTCCTGATATCATTAAGATGGATTTCAGTATTCTCCAGTTTGTGAATCGATTCATTCAGGTCATCGTATTCCTTTTTAGTTTTAGGAAGGACGGATGAATTGACAGTCTTACCCATTGCAGCTGCAATGCGAATAAGTCCTGCCTCCACTTGTGAAAGGGTATCAACCACACCCTGCCATTGCCCTTTATATTCAGGGACGGCAGCCGGGTCAGCAAAATCTTCCAGTTTAATAGGGTCCGATTCAGCCATTATTTCTTATTTTTTTGTGCCATTCGTTTATCGAACAATTGCATATATGCATGATATTGTTTAATACTGACTTTTGTAGCATCGATAGAGAAGCCTATTTCAGTTTCTATAACAGCTTTTTGTAAGTAAAAATTAGCTTCTTGAGATGACACCTGGCTTTTCATTTGCATAATCTTCTGTTTCGCTAAATCTATTAATGTGTCCTGGTCAGGATCTCCCAACACTATTTTTTTATACAAGCGCCGGCCCACTTCCATTGTTTTTTTTACTACATCTTCCTGATGGCCCCATCCGAATTCATTTATGTAATCATCCACCAGCATCCCATGAAGTACTTTCATGGCAGCCATCTGAATACCGAATAACTTATTTACAGGTTTATATTTTTTGAACAAAAATGAAAGCGCACCGGTTTCACAAAGATTCCACCAATTATCGATGGGCATTTTGTCAACGGTAAAAAAACATTTACGCTGCAATCGCTTTACGTATAGCAGCAATAAAACGCTCTTTAACTTCAGGTAATATTTCCGAAATACTTTCATCTGTCAATCCTAATGCTTTTGGCCATCCTTCTTCCAAATCCCGGTCAGGTTTTTGCATATCACCGGTTATCCGGATATTATTATAACCTATTTCTACTTTCATGCTATCATAGAACTCCCCGGTATCATGCAATGTAACATGGTCATATCTTTCTCCCACCGCTTCCTTTTCCGCTATCGTGCGCAGCGAATATTCGCCTGTGGAATTGCCATCCGATTCCACCCCCTGTTCATATAATTGCTTTTGGTTCAAATCTATTATTTGGGCCTGCAGGGTTTCATCCTCCATAATATAATCAAGTATCATATCATCGGTGAGTGAATCCAAACGAGCAGCAATATTTTTAATCTTTCCGAACATGAATAAAGAAAAAAATGCCGACCGGAATAACCCGACCGGCATTTGTTTATTTTTATTCCTTCAGTATTAAACTGAAAGGAATGTATAATTTGGGCTTTGTCCTGCCTGGCCAGGTATGCCTGTGTTATCCCTTCCGTTTCTCATTAGCCCCACCGATACTTTGTGGGCAGCTGTTATGGTAGCGCCAAGGGTCACGACATATGTTCCATTGCCTCTTCCGGTAGCATCCGTATTTTCCACTACGGTAGAAACCGCTACATCCGCAGCTGCAGTCGCATCATATACATATCCCTGTGCTCCGGAATTCGGTGATATGAAATTAGCCAGCGAAAGCCCTTTATCGGTTTGAGACTGGTTAGCAGTACCACCCGGTACAATCACCTGCATGTTGAATATGGAAGTGGTGCTAGTAGCCACATTGCTGATATATACGCTGGTAGTAAGCAATCCGAGATAATCGGCCCATACTACCGATGCATCGATATCACCGATGCCGGTAGAAGGATTATATCCCGATAACATGGAAATCTGTTCATCCAGCTCAGAACTTAATACATCGAATGTCAAAGTGATCTCCTGGGTAGTATCATCTTCGCCCGGGTTGAATAAAGGATCTATGGAATTGCTATCGATACGGGTAGGATAAAGAACATTTATTCCGCTGGTAGGGTCAGGAGATTCTGTTCCTATAAGATTACCGGCAGCGTCCACGCTTAAGATACTCATATCCTGATTCCATCCTGATTTAAAATAACCAAGCAACTGAGGGCTGCAATCTTTTCCTGGAATCATTCCGGTAAAGGTGCGAAGGCCTTGCTGCACTATTACTTTGGTTTGGTCCTTGAAACCTTGAGTGATAGAAGGTGCGCGTTTATTCATCGCATCTTTTATTTCAGGGGTAGCATACCATCTTTGCGATGGGTCAGGGTGATTCAATAAGCATTGGAAAAATGCATCCACGAATGTTCCGGTAGCGCTTAACCCGTTTTGGGTTACTGCACCGGCACCGATTGCTGTTCCTTCTTTCGAGCTGGCAGGAGTCTGTCCTATCAGCTGAACCACCGCCACCGTTCCTGATGTGATAGATATTACCTGCACCCAGCTGTTACCTGTAGCGCCTTTGATATATAATATCATACCAGGCTGCATTCCTACAGTGGTGCCGAATGTCACACTAACATTCGCGCCAAAAGCAGGCTGATTGAATGTTACACTGGTAGTGGTAAGATTCACACCATTAGCAGCCATGAATATACCGTTACGGTTTCCCGTTTTGGCGCTGAAGGTAGGAACAAAGAAAATTTTCTTTGTAACGCGAAGGATCGGAACGCAGTTAAAGCCAGTGTTACTGAAGCCGTAACCGCAAGGATTGTTTCCCATGGTATATTAGGATTTAGATGTTATTTCTTCGATATTCTCTTCAGCCACAACGAACTTATGTCCGCTGTCTGATTTCAGGATGTAGATGGTTTCATCTTTCAGATGTTCACCTGCTTTATTTTTAATCTCCTGGGTGATGGGTTCTTCACATATCACCGTTCCGGTGCGTCCTGTGATTTTGTCTTTTGCCTGGGTGCCCTTTGCTAATAGTTCCATTAGTTTAGATTTAGATGGAAAGGGGCAAACTTTCCGATTACAAATGTAATAATTATTTTTATATTATAACAAACAAATTATTTCAACATATATTATCCGATGCCGGCCTGAGTATTTTTACTGTTACATAACAACCCACACCGGTAAGGGGAGATGACATCAAAGCTTTCGGAACACCTTTACCATTTACGTACACTCCCATCTTCAGGAACGGCTCCATATCATAATCCAGTTTATATTTATCGAATACCGCTATGCCCTGCTGATTGCTGCCACCCCATGAACCATTTACACGCCTGATGAAGTTATCCATCATTCTTTGCATCGGCTTCAGGTATGTTTCATTCAAATCGGATTGCGCCATAGACTGCATTGCCCTGTCTCCGGTCAAAGCATATAATTTAAAGGTGCTGTCCCTTTCTATGGGATTACCCGGGTCATCATGGAATCTTTCTTTGTAATTCAATAATAACCAATACATGGGATATTTATTGAATGCATTATTTTGTTTACCAAGCTCAGCTGTAGTATCGACAGGCGTTCCATAAAAGAATTCAGGAGCATATAAATTGAATGTACCGGTAGCGATAGCGCCTGAACCTCCCGGGTCATTAACTGTCAATGTCATTTGACCTGGTATATCAGTCCAGGAAACAATATTGTAAAGCTTTCCATTTATTTGAACGGGCCAGCCTTTCTGTGCATGATATATATCCAATACATTTAAAAGATAATTTCCACCGGCTTCAGCTGTTACTTTCGTAATAGTAACCACGAATGTCATCGATGCCACCACTCCGTTGATAATATCTATCAGGCTGCGCTTATACATTACAATATGCTGGAATACCTAGTTAATATCTTAGGTGGTTGCACGAACTGCGGATAATCTACTTGGCCACCGTTGCCAGCGCCGGAACTGCCGTTGCCAAAATGAACCCAGCGCAGAATTGCATGGATGCTTCGTAATGCATCATTCCACCTGCTTTCTGCAAATCGCATCGCTGCATATGGTTTCGCTTTATTGGCTGCATCAATATTCGCACCTGCCACACCGGATTGAGATGCATATGATTCTGTCATTTTAATATACTCGTAAAGGATCATGGAACTCATTATGTCTACCATGCCTTTGCTTTGCCATAAGAACCTTCCCACCTGGAAGCTGAGAGCATTATATATTTTCAGGTTAGTGGGATTGGTTGGCGGATTGCCGGGCCCGGCTGCCACACAATCATTTATAAACAGATCTCCCAAACTGGTGGGATATGGCGCCACAATCTCGTTGCTGAGAATGGCATATATATATTGCCTCTCATAACGCAATATTACCGCATTGATGTCGGCAACGGTTTGACTATCTATCGGAAGCTTCCAATATCCTGAAGTGAAATTGCTTTGTGTTACCAGTATACCCATGTTGTTGTAATAAAAAAGAGCGAAAAGTTTGCCCCTCCCCGCCCTTTTACAATTAAACTAACAAAAAATTATTGTCGAGGTTCGATTGCCGAATAAAATGTTCCGCACCATGTACCAGTGCCTGCTATATATACCCTGTAATAAAGATAAGGCATTACCGCAGGAGGCGCCATTTGTACTTTCAATCCATTCAATGTTCCACCGGCAGATGTCCTTTGCTTTCCTGGAAGTTCCCAAGTAAAAGAATAGGTGGCAGCATTTGAAATGGTTGCTGTGTCCGTGATTTGATTCCAGGTATTTCCATCGACACTTCCTTCAAGGCGAATAGTTCCGGCAAGTGTTCCTGATGCCCTGGTAATAAATACAAGAATAGAAGCACTCCTATAATTTCCAAGCGCTATGCTGTCATAATTCCAATAAGCATAAGAGGTTGTCGGAACCAATACCGTAGTACTGGAGTTAACAGAATCGCGTGCTACTGATTTAGCATATTTGGCCACTGACGGTTCCTGCAATGTTCCCACCCGGGCATCATGCAGATATAATGGCCCGGTAATATTGCTTTGCGCATGCGCTGGCATAGCAGCTCCGATTGTGAAACCCAGGAGGATTATGGATAAAAACTTTTTCATGATTTCTTTAGGTATTTAAAAATTAATGATTACTTCTTTTTTGAAACAGTGGTTTCTTCTTCTTCTACCTCTTCTTCTCCGGTTTCATGCTCATGCTTGAAATCGTATTTCTTTTTAGGGTCGAATACTTCCACAAACTTAGCCATGCCTTTACGGATTAAAAGAGTAGCTGTCGGGCCACCAGCGATGAACATATCTACTCCTTCTTCATGGAAAGTATTGGCTTCAGTCCTTTCCAATACAATTTTGTTAGGCACTTTTATCTTTACCTTGCCCGACATTCCTTCGATGAACTCAGGATATTCAGGCTTATAGCCAGGATTCCTTTGGGGCTTTGGCTGAACCTTGGTATCAAAGCCGTTTTCTTTTTTGAACTGGTCGAATCTTTTATCGATAAGCTCATCGATATTTGCACCACTTCCTTTTAAGCCTTTTGTGGCTTTTTCAATAGCTGCAGTCATATCTTCAAAAGATTCCAATTTGGCATCCTTGATTTCTTTTTTGAAGTCAGCAGTCATTTCTTTTATTCCTCCTTCAAATATTTCAGAGAATTCTTTTTTCAGGCTTGTTACAGCTTCACCGATGGCGGTTGTTATTTCTTTGTCTGTCATGATCGTATAGATTGATTGAAATTAATAATTAAGCCTTTAAAATTGCAGCTGAGATGTTCGCAAATGAATCATATACGAAAGCATTCACCTCTATTCCTTTGATATAATGCACTGCCCTGGTACATCCTTTCACGGTTACCAGTCCATCCTGGAAGTCGGTATTAACATAACCCAATGTGAGAGAAGAATCCAGCCTGATACGGCAGTGGCTCTTCCTGGCATCCATTACCAGCACATAACCTTGGGTCACCAAAATGTTCTCAGTGATTCTGCAACCACCCAAAAGCATGTTACCATCATAATCAGGATAGTATTCGCGCACATATCTGTTCAGGGTATCTTTTGTTAAGTCCATCTGTGCGAAATCCACCGGGTTCAATACGATATCGGTAGGTTCGAAAATGTTTATTATTTCACCACCGGCAGCATTGCCCGATTTGGTACCGTTAACTTTTATCTGAAGTATGGCAGCTATGATGGCATCATAGTTGTTCGGAGCTTGTACCGCCAGGCCTGTATTGGTAAATGTCTGTGCATAGCTGAGAATGCCTTTCAGATTGCTTCCGGTACCATTGCCACCGAATACCTGCGCATCCAGTTTCAATTCCAATAGTTCCAAAATTTCTGTTTGAACTTCTTGCTGTGCATTCTGAAGGTCATCCAGTAACACTAAAGTCATTTTAGACAGAGCAACAATTTCCTGCGCTTCCTGGCTGTTCTGAGTCCAGCGGAATGAACCATAGTCTCCGGTAGCACTTGCACCTTCAGCGATAGTGAAAGCTATACCGGTATCGATATTAGTTTGCTCCATCCAGCTCACATACCTGTCAACGGTTTGTGCAAGGTCGATTAGCTGAAGGATGAATGGTTTCCTGCGGGTTATCCTTGTCAGGCCCGGTTCGAATTGAGTTAATATGGAAGGAATGCCTGTACCGATAGGAACTACTGATGTAGCTTCACTCATTGGATTATCAACAAGGTTACCATCCTGCCTCATCATTTTAAGCTTCCCTGATTCCCTGATTCCAGGAGTAATAGTTAATTGTTGGATTTGGTTCTGACGGAACTTTTGTAAAGCGCCAGTCTTTTTAAAGTTGGCCAATCCCTTAAAGAATACATC